TGGGCGGGCACCTCTATGTAGCCATCCAGCCAGCAGGCGCGCCGCCCGCTCTGGCTCTGGATCGGGTGCTGGCCGGTTTCCAGCGGTTCAATTTGGATGATGGTCATAGTTCCTACCTCCACTTTAGCCAAATGCAACATAATGATACTTTTCATTATTGTTTGTGGTATTATTGGCTATAAGAAATCCTGTATCTGTTATCGTCAAACCATCATTACTTGAAATATCATTTGCGTTCCAACGGTAAGTCAGACCCGGCAATGCAATACGCCTTGTGTTTGGGCTGGCCTCGCTTAAAACGACAATATACTGTGGTCTAAACCCAAGTTCTATATTATTTGTTAGGTCACTTGTTGAGGCCTGCCGTCCAATAAAAATTCCTGTAACCATTTTGTGGCCTCTTGGCATATACTTACTCCACACCTGGAGCACCCCGGCCAGCACACCCGCGCCATACACTCCGTGGCTGGGGATGACCTGTCCCTCCGTCACCCAGTCCGCCGCCACGGTGCCGGAGTAGATGACCTCGATACTCTGTCCGGCTGTACCGCTCTTGAGGGCGATGGCGTCCTGGCTACCGTTGATAAAGCTGCCCGCGATCTGGTTGCCGGAGGCGGTCAAAATGGTGGAGGTTCCGTAACCAGAGTTGCCTGCAGCAGAATAACAAAGCAGCACTTGCTTATTGGCTATTGCCGTAATATCTAACGATTTAGATGTGCCGCTTGAGTGCAAAAATTTGTAGGTTGCAGCAAGCGATAATTCGCTTCCTTCATTAAGTAGAAGGTACGCATTTCCGTTTTCACATGAGACAACACAAGCTCCTGGAATCTGTGCGATTGTATTCTCAATCACACCTGATGTACTTGTAATTTGTAATGGAGCGAATCGTGGAATGATAGTGTTGCCAGATACGATGCATGTCCTCGCCGCGACCCCTACAGGGCTGCTTGAGTAATAAGATATGACAACATTTCCTTTTTGGTTTGATGCACACCTCGGCTTTGCTGTATAAGTGTCATTGAATACCGCCACATCGCCCCACGTCACCGCATTTGAGCTGTCAACGGCGGCAATGAGCACCTTTCCTTTATTCCCATCGTTCAAATCGACATAGCAGATGCATACACGCCCATCGTTCATGGATGTCGCAGAGATTTCGCCTGATGACTCACCCGTAATATCTCTCGTATATATACTCCCGAGACTGGAGGAAGACAGAGTGAACACTCTCATCCGCAACTTATTTGATCCAGCAATGAGAGCGCTGTAGACAACTGCTACCCGACCGTTTGTCAGCTCTGCGAGTGCGAAGAGATTATAAAATGCGGCATCTACGCTTTCACTTTGTGAAAAGGAAATGCTGTTTCCAGAAACTGTACCAAGCTTTACATATAGTGCACGGTTTTCTACATACCCTATCAAAAACTGCGTATCGCTCAGACGGGCGATACTAAGGCCGGTTATCGTCGTTTCATTTGCGTAATTGTTGTCTCCGACTCTTTTCCCGGTTTTTTTTGCTTATAAGGAATGCAGCGTGGTTAAAACCATTATCTTTAGAATTTGCGACAACTGCGTATTCCGAATTTAAATCACACACGGCCATATGGGTTACTGCGCGTTCCAGCAACACCGTCTCTACATTTGCCACCGGCGTGAGGGTCTTCTGCGCCTTCCCTTCCACCACATCCACCACGTCGCCCGCCTGGATGCTCTGGCCGGAGGCGACAGGGTAGCTACGTATCACATTCCGTCCAATCACAGGCCCTGCAACGCTGCTACCATCCGGCATAAATACCGCTTCGGCCAGCGTCTGCGGAAAGATGTCGCACTCCTTACCCTGCATCCGCTCCACCCGGTACGGGTCAACAGGCAGCGCCAGGGGCGTCTTGGTGTATGTCCAGTTCCGGGTCTGATTCACCGCGCCGCTGGCCGCCTGCACGCTGGCCTTGATGGTGATCGCCCCTGCACCGGGGTCGAGCATGGACACGGGTATGGTGATCAGTTGGCCGCTGGTAGGTGTTAGCGTGCGCTCATGGCCGTTGATTATCTCTGTCACTGTGATGGGGCTGTCCGTATCGCTGGTTACAGAATACGTCACTGGTGCCTTGGCGGTGCCAAGATTACCGTCAGTGCCGGAGATAACGAGGGAGGATACAGGGATAATACTCACCACATTGGACACAGTGAGGCCGCCGTATACACCGGAGATACCGGCGGAGATACGATATTGCACGCTTGTCCAACCGGATTGCACCGTGTCGGTATAGGTCAGGTCGTCTCCTGCGTAAACCTGCGTCCAGCCTCCGGAATCCACCCTGCGCTCCAGTTTGTAGCTTTCCGCGCTGTCTGCGGCCTCCCAGGAAATATCGACCGCATGGCCAATCATGGCGGCACCTGGAACTGTGATGGACGGCACACCGGGAACTGCATACTTAAATACATAATAGTAGCTTCCACTAATTCCGTCTTTTGGATAGGTATTTTCGGATTCACTGGTCACATCTTCAATGTACACGCCCTTCTCTTTTATGGTCTTGGCACCATAATAGACTGGATAGAAGATTTTCCCAGAGAGTGTATCAGGTATTCTATACGCCAACTTACCAGAGCTCGAAATCCAGCCTGCTGTTTTGTTAATTCCGTACGCTTCTTCCGCGTAATACACACCGTCTCCGGCCATGGCTCCATCAATGGCATATGGGTATTGAGCTGCGTCATTCTCCCTACTCATTTCAAGTGCGTTATTGAGGGTATATTTCCCCCTCACAGCGCTAAAGGAATAGCTCTTACCAACCCAAAAATTATTGATATCCCCTTGTTTAGGGGCATGCGCAGAGTGATCTTCCTCATATTTGACATTCAAGTTGTATTTTCCCCAGACATAGACCTGTGCCATTACCCCTCACCTCCTGTCCCTGTATAATCCGCCAGAATCAGGCCATAGAGCGTATTTGCCTTCCGGGAGGCCGGAGGCACCGCCTCCTCCACCTCATAGAATCCACCTATGTCAGGGAGCTGCCCGGCGGGCACCTTGCCATCGGGCCCCAGCGTCGCCAGTCCCGAAAATGCCTCTCCGATCTCTTTAGCGGCCGTCTGCGCGGCGTTGACCTGCTCCATGAGGTAGTTGTAGCCGTGCTGCTCGCTCAAGCCCACCTCTGCCCCGGTGGGGGCCACGGTCTGTCCGCCGGTCCAGTCCTCCGGCAAGTCCGCCGGAAGCGGAGTTTTGATCGGATTTTCAGCCATTGCTTACCACTCCTTCCGCTACAGGGATAATGTGCTTCAAGACCACATTCGTGGTAACAGGGATATACACGGTAGAGGACGTGAGGATATTCCCCTCTGCATCCAGCAGTTCCAGGGCGGTGATCTCTGTGGCCTGGGACGGCATGATGGTATAGGTGACGGTCAGCTCCGACCCCTCCACGGTCTTGGTCAGTCCGGTAATCGCAACTGTTCCGTTGACCCGGGCGGAGGCCACATCGCCGCTGACGAAGTTGGCCACACCGGCCAAGAGGGCCTGCTGGATGGATGGCGTCTCAGGCATCTTAATCACTCCCTCTGGGCCGTCGGTTGCGAAGGGCAGCCGCCCCAGCTCCCACGCCCCCAGCTTGTAGTTATAAATTCTCTGCGCGGACGAAATTGTCTCGGAGAGCAGCAGCCCCGTCCGCACAAAGGGGGAATTGACCCACACGATATGCGCCGGTTTGATACGGTTGATGGTGAAAGCCAGCTCGGTGGCGTAGTTCTGGTTTTGGGCCGCGCTTGCGATATAAAGTGTGTAGTTTGGGTAGTCTACCGTGACCTTCCATTCACCCGGCCCGATCAGCTCGTCCAGCTTTTGATAGAGGAATCCCAGGGTATAGGGTGGACGGGTAGAAATGCGGTTGAGCACGCGGGTCCTTCGGAATGCCAGGCTTTCCACCTGTGGGTTTGGTACAATTCGGAATACCTGCTCCCACATGCCAACCGCCCTCTCGTCCATCGTCTGGAAAAAGAAATTGTCAGCCACACCCACGATTTCCTCCGCCAGGGCCTCAAACTGCTGCTGTTCGGTCAAGCAGATCTGCTGATAGTCCAGCACCTCCCGGTACCACGGGGGCAGCAGGGACAGCAGGCTGGTATCCAGCTCAATTGGATTCATTCAGCGTCACCGTCCCTATTACGGGCACCTGCTGGGTTTCGCCCGTCTCCGTCAGGAGGAGATCTGCCGTACCGCCGTTGAGCTGCACGTTGGTGGCGTTGACCACGCCGGCCACCCCCACGATAGCGGCGGTAACCCTGGCCATGTACACATCGGCAGCGTAGGACACGTTGTTGGCGGACACGTTGGTGTCCCACCCCTGCCGCACGCTGCGCAGATATGTCTCAATGGCCTGCTCCACCGGTTCCTGCACCTGTCCGATGGCATGTCCGGCGGCCAGCAGGAGGGTGGCAGAGACATTCACCGCCAACTCTGTCGGGGCCACCGCCGTCACCTTTGCCCCGATAGGGGCCAAGCCCAGCCCCAGCCCCTGGTTGGGGGGCGGGTCGATGGCATTCTGCACCTTCTCCACCAGTGTGGATGAGGCAGGCAGGAAATCCGCCCCCAGAACGGACAGCTTCACAGTGCCACCGCCGTTCCAGGTGGGGTATACCTGCACCCCGCCCACGCCGTCAATGGCGAGGATGTTCTGGCGGTAGTCGGCAATATTGCCGCCAAAGGGACGGTTATTGAGCGCCTCAATCAGCCGTTCCCGAAATGCGCTGTCGGTCTCTGTGTCGTCACCAGGCACCAGGATATCCGTAATCTGTGCACTGGTCAGCCCCGGAATGGCGGTAATCGGCAGGATGGGCCCGGTGTACTCGTTTCCGATGGCGCCGGGGGTCTCCGCGGCCAGCTGGTACTGGTTCCCCGTATCGGTTGCCGCCGTTACGGTAAAGTTGATTGAGCCCGCTCCGTTGATGGTGGAGAACCGGGCTCCAATGGGCACAGAGGTATTGAACACGCCCAGGCGTACCGTGGCGGAGGCCGGATATCGGGTCAGGCCGCCAATCACAGCCAGCATATCCAGGGAATCCCCCACAGCCGTCTGCACGAAGGCCGCCCGCTGCACCCGGTCCAGAGTGAGGTAGAACCCCGCCAGGGTGTAGGCCGCCGGGGAGATGGCCGTGGGGATGGGGGCCGTGTCCCGCTTGTCATAAGTATCGGGCACCCGGTCCAGCATCTCCTGACGGAGGCTGGCATAGGTCTCTTGAGTAAAGTCAATCAAGTGATATCCACCTCCACACTGGTCTGCATCTCTCCATATACTGTGTTCACGGTGAGGGAGGCCCTCAACATATCCCCTTCCACGGCATACGTAAAGCCGGAGATCCCCCGCACCCGGTCGTCCATTTTCAGCGCCTCGGTGATACGCCGCTGAAGTTCCGAGGCCACATACCCCGGGTCCTGCCCGATGAGCCCATCCCACTGCATCCCGGAGTAGGGGGAATAAATCTGCCAGCGGAACCGCTCCACGTTGAGAATGACTTCCACGGCCTGGCGGACGGACTGCCAGCCGTCGCACTCCCCCTGGATGCGGTTGGTTTCCTTGTTGATATACCACGTCCTGGAGGGCTGGGAGACGAAGGACACCCCGGCGGACAGGTCGATAGTGGATGTAGGCAAAGTCGGCATCAGGCTTCCTCCTCAAAAATCCGGGACAGGACGATGAACTTCTGCCCGTGCTGTACCCGCAGCAGGAGCACTCTGTCCCCCTCCTCCAGCCTGCGGTTCAGGATAATAAAACCGTCCTTGACAGGCAGCTTCTTCCCGTCCTCCCAGCACACAATGTCCTCCCCCTGCAGGGCGGCGTCCGCCCCCTCAGACACCAGAGCGTATTCCCCCAGGTAGGAGCCGTCCAGTCCCGTGGTGGTGGTGCCCGCCGAGTTGGCATGGGTGTGGGAGAGAGTCTGAATCCGGTGCCTGCGGGCCAGTACCGGGATTTTCTTCTCAATCACCGGCTCAGTGAGGCAGAGCTGCCTCCGTCTCAGGGGAGATGTGGCAGGGTTAATGGTAATCTCCAGCGGTTCTTCTCTGGTCACCGTGCCCACCCGCAGGTCTGTTGGCTGCCCGGCGGCGGTGTTCTCCTGCATCATCTGGTACAGAACATCTTTCAGATCCACGCACTCACCTCTTACACATGTTCCAGCCCCAGGGTCTCAAACTCCATTGTGTGGTCGTCATTTGCCCAGGTGTGGGTCACCTTCTCCAAAAGGACGTATTGGTCGAGATTGATATCCCCAAGACCCTGCACCTTCATGAGCACCATCTGTCCCGCCCGCAGGCCGGGCACCCCCAGGGAGGATACCTTCAGCGTCCGCATCCGGCGGTTATAGCACGACAAGGTGGCCCGGGCCTGGGCCTGTATCTGCGCGTCATTCATGGTGCCATCCACCGTCTGGTAGAGCTGGAGCATGCCCCACTGTCCAATTGTGGCGCTGTCCTCCGCTACGAACACATCCGCCCTGCCGGTCTCCTCGTTGGGCCGGGCCAGTTTGACGTGGTTGTAGGTCTGCTCGTCGATGTCGGTCTTGTAGGTGTAGTCGGTCAGCAGGGACATGTCGCCGATGACCACGTTGGAGACCATATCCCGGGGCTGCCGGAGGGCCAGTCCGTTTCCATCATCGAACAGTACATAGATGTTCCCGGTGTTGAGCAGGGTCTGTTGGATGGCTTCCCCCAGGATATCCAGGCAGCTCTCGTCCTCCTTATAGAAGTCCGGGATAGCGTACCCCGTATCCGCTACCTGCCCCACGTCAATCTGGAGGTCGGCGGCGATCTGCCGGAGCATATCCCCGGCGGTCTGCGCCTCAAAGTTATAGGATGCGTTGGCCTTCAGATAGCGGATGCGGTCGTAGCATGTGACCTGAATCTCCCCCCAGCGGTCCTTGCTCTTGGTAAATACCCAGCCGTAGAACTGGGGCTGGCCGTCCGCCGAGAACCGGACGATATCGCCCTCGGCGAAGCTCAGATCCCCGGCTTTCAGTACATTGAATTTCAGTGTGCCCGGCGAACCGGTGCGTTCCGTGCTCCAGGTAACCTCCGGCACGGAGTTGGATATCTCCCACATCTTTCCGCCGGACTTGTTGGCAATAATCAGCTCTGTCTTCACGTATCGCTCACCACCTGGAGGGCGTTTTTGTCTATCCAGCCCAGGGGATTCCCGGCCTCGTCTGTGATGTGGACGCTGGCGGGGCGGGTGGCGTCTACAATCCGTGACACCAATACCCTCCGTCCGGAGGCCGTGCCGTGGGGCTCATCCCCGTAGCTGGTGTAAAAATAGGAGCCGTTGGCAATGCACGCCGCACCGGCATAAAGCTGTCCTTGCGGGATTGTGCGGGAGGGTTCCGCTGTGACCTCCACCGGCATCCCCGCGGGCTGCCGGCCGCTCTGTGCAGAAAGAGACTGCGGGGTATAATCCCGATACTCGGTCAGAGTCAGATCGTAGTAAAAATCGCCGGTCTCCCCTCCGCGCTCCTCGGTGTTGAACTGGGTGACCAGCACTTCAAAGCCGGTGTCGCCAGTCATGAATGGCTCCCCGTTCTCATAGTACCGCACGGGGGTGTAGATGATGGGCGCCTTGTCGTTCATGGCGCTCTCAAAGAACTGGATGTAATATTCAGGCGGGTGGAAGGTGCCCCATTGATTGATTCCAGAGAACTCCCGCCCGGGGAAAAAGGAGGAAATGGTCACCTCCCGCAGCTTGGGTATGCGGGGGATCATGATGGGGCCGATGCCCAGCACGTTGTATTCGCTGTTGTCGTTGTCCCGGGCCATGGGCAGCTTTTCCGGGTTCACCGGCAGGCGGATGACCGTACCGTCCCGCGTGAAAAACAATCCGAAGTTATTGACGGACATACCGGCCTCCTCTTTTCTTATCCGCTTGCGGGCCGCGCCGTGCTGCGCGTGGAGCCGGAGGCGGTCTGCTCGATCAGAATGTCCCGGATGGCATTGGCGAGGCTCTGGCGGTCGGCGGCGGTCCGCCCGGTGTTGGCTCCGTTGACCGTGATCACCGGAGTCTGCGCCGTCAGGTTGACGTTGTTCACATACCGCCGCTCCGCCACGTCCACCAGGGATTTGATGTCCTCGTCGCTCATCTTGACCGACTTCTCGATGCTCCCTACGCTCCCGGCGATATCGCCCAACTGGCCGGAGAGCTCGTCGTAGGGCACGCCGGAAAGAGCCGCGCCAACGGCGTCGTTCCCATTTCCGCTGAACAGATTGGCTCCCCAGTTATAGCCCGTGCCAAAGGCCGCCCCATACTCGAACCTTCCTAAATGCAGGTCATTGGCGTTAAGCTTTGCCATTACTTCGGTTCCCTGCCCAAAAGTCTTGTCTACCCATCCACCCAAACTGTCACGCCATCCCTGTACCGCTCCAGCCAAGTTGAGCCCAAAAACAGTGTCAATCGCCGACGCAATAGCCTGGAGAACCCCCAGCACCGTATCCGCCAGGTCAAAAAACAGGCGGGCTACCGAGCCTACAGGGTCAGTAAACGCGTTTCCGATAAAATTTGCCACTGCGGCAATCAGGTTGTAAATAAGTACCCATCCATCGGTAAGCAAATTGAACAATGCAACAAATAGGTTTCCTACAACGGCCAGGGCTGTCATAACCACTCCGGCAATAATTCCGGTGGCCGACACACTGGTCCCGGCGAAGTGATTCACCGCCGCCGTCACTGCGTAAATGGCCCCGATCACCAGCGCAATGATGATAAGCGGCAGCCCCCAGGTGGTCGCCATGACCGTCCTAAGCATCTCCTGTGCGGTTGTCAAGGCCGTAGTCGCCGCCGTGCAAATGTTGGTCCAGTTGGCTGCCAGAAGGAACACGCCGAACGCAGCACCCAGGCCCAGGACAATGGGGCCCACTAGGTCGATATTATTTGCCAGCCAGGAGATTGCATCCAGCACCGGGTCAAGGGCCTGAATGGCGACGTTCTGGAACATCGTCCACACCTGCGCCCAGGTCATGGGCATCTGCTCAAACTGGGCGTTGGTCTCCTCCGCCGCCCCAAGCATGGCGTTCTTGACCACCTCCGCAGTGACCTTTCCCTCGCTGGCCAGCTCCCGCATCTCCCCGGTGGTGACGCCCATATACTCCGCGATGGTCTGGGCAATCATGGGGGTCTGCTCCAGCACCGAATTGAGCTCCTCGCCCCGCAGGGTGCCGGAGGCCAGGCCCTGGGTAAGCTGCACCAGCGCGGCCTGGGCAGACGCACCGGAGGCCCCGGAGATCGCCATCTGCTTTTGAATCTGCTCGGCGAAAGCCACCAGCTCGTCCGTTCCTGTAAATGAGTTCCCGGCTACCGTGCCGAGCTGGGAAACAAAGTCCGCCATATCGGCGTAGGCTCCACGGCTGCGCATGGCCGCCTGATAAATCTCCTCCTGGGCTGCGGCCGCCGCCTCGGCGCTGCCGGTCATGAGCCGCAACCGGGCGTTGATGCTGGTGAGCTGGTCGGAGGTGTTTACCAGCCAGCGGACGGACTGCATACCCAAGAAGGTGCCTGCGAGGTTGCGGATCGTACCAAGCAGGGATGTCCCCCGGCTGTTGGTCTGCGTCATCTTCCCCGCAAGTTCTTGCATCTGTACGGCTGTGGCCGCAGCGGCGGTTTCCACATTCATCGTGGAAGCCCGCACATCGTCCAGCATATTTGCCATCCTCTGCGCTACCTGTAAGCACTGGGTCATGGTGGACGTGAATTTATCCTCCAGAATCAGGGTTTCTCGAATTGCGGCCATGCTCTCACCTCTAATTCGCCCGGTCTTGGGCTTCCTTCTGGTCTCTCATGCTTTTCAGGGCGAACTCGGTCACCAGCTGTTTCTCCCTGGACGGGAGGGCGTCATACCGGGACGGGGCCCAGCCGAGGTTCACGAAGCAGTAATATGACACCAGCATCTCCGTGTCCCAGCCGGCCCCGTCCATCAGTTTTTTACCTCATCCTCCTGCTCCACAAAGCCGGACAGCTTCGTAATCTCCTTGACCAGCCGGGCATACTCGCCGGACAGCAGCAATTTACCGGGCACCAGCAGCGGGTCCAGGACGCCGCACCCGTCGCACAGCTCCTTGCTGGAAAAGTCGGGTTCCACCGTGGCGGCCACCACCATGCGGCGGGTGAAATCCACACTGTCCAACTGCTCGATTGTCTGTCCGCCCTCCTTCCGGCGGCGGGTGGCCTGCCGGGGGATGGCGTCGTTCTCCTCCTGGGTTAGCGCCCGGATCTTGAAGGGCACGGGCTGGCCACTTTCGTCCTGGAAGCGGTTGGAGATGACAACCTCCTTCTCCTCCGAGGTAGTGACGGGATGCAGAAATGCGGAAAGCTTACTCATATCGGTTCCTCCTTAAATACCCAGTTGGGCCGGATCGTTGAACGCCTGGAGCCGTGCCACGCGGGTGTAGGCGAAGTTGAAGTCATAGTTCAGCATGGTCTCCTCACTGTTCAGAACGGAGAGGGGCACGGTGCCGGTCAGGTGGCATCCGTAATAGGCCATAACTTGGGAGCCCAGTGTCGCCGAAGCGGAATCGGAGTTGGTAATCTGAATATCAAACTCCGGCATGACGCCGGTCTGGATGTACTGGAGCACCATGTCCGTCCACAGGTTGGTGCCGTAATAGATGTTGCCGGTACCCGTCAGCTTGGCCCCGTTGGGCTTGTCCTGGATGGTGCGGGTGCCGATGACCCGCATATCGCTGCTCTGGATTTCCGCATTAGTGGTGATATTCCGCATACCGGCCACCACATAGTTCCGGCCCTCTTTGGTAACCACCACGGAGCCCTCCGCGCCGGTGACGGTGTCTTTTGCCAGCAGATAAGCCATATTCACACCTCCCTCAATTCACGGTGATGGTGACGTAGATCTTCTCCACGCTGTCCACCGGCTGGATCGCCAGGTTGACCACGATGGCGTCAATGGCCTCGCCGGGCTCTACGGTCACGTCCTCGGCCTCAAAGTTCTGAATGCCGTTATTGGCCTGGATGTCCAGCAGATACCCCACGATGGCGCTCTTGAACATCATGCGGCCCTGCTCGTTGTTGTTGACCACGCCGATGTAGCCATCGGAGAACTGCTGATAGATGTCGTTGGCGATGGTGTTCAGCAGCCGGATCACCCGGTTCTTGTGATAGGGCCCGGTGATATCGGTGGTATAGGTCACCAGAGAGTTGATATCCTGCTCCACCTTCACCACCCCGTCGTCGGCAAAGAGGACAAACTGGCCGGCAGTCAGGGCGTCGATGTACCCGGAGTTGGTCAGCTTGGGGGACACGTCCACCGCGTTGGGATAGGCGGCGTAGGTCAGGGACTCGTTATACTGGGCCCCAGCCAGGGCCCCGCCGGCCCACCAGGTCACCTGCTGGGGGGTGAGGGCGGTGCCATCACTGAGCACAACGCCGCTCATGATGTTGACCACAAAGCGGTCATCCGGGTTGGTGAGCCCAGCGGCCACCAGTTGGGTATAAGCCCCCTCCTCCGCCGCCAGGCGCTTCACAAAGGCCACCATCGCGTCCTGCACGGTGGTGTCGGTGCCGTCGTAAATGAGCACGTCGAACTTGTAGGGTTCGATGGCCGCCAGGAAGTCGGTGTAATCGGCGGATGCGGGAGAACCATCGGCGCCGCCGGAGAGCGCCTTTCCCACCGTGGCGGCCAGGGCTCCGGTACCACTCCAGGCCACCCAGTCGTTGGCGGATAGCTCCTCCACCGTCTTTGCGGTCTGCTGGTCCACAATCTCCCCGCCCACCACCGTGGACACGGCGAAAGCATCCTCCGGGTCAGTCAGCTCGGTAATGACGATGGAGATATCGTTGCCCCGAACCCCGGGATACTTTGCGGTGGCCGTCAGGGGCGAAACCTCTGCGCTTGCCTGCTTCTGCCCGGTGGCCCCCAGGCGGTAGGGCAGCCGCTTATTG